GAAGAGAAGCATTGAGCAAAATCAAACTATATTTCAAAAGGTTCAAGAAAAGGGTCAGGAAAGCGTACAAGCAGAAGCTGAGGCCAAAGCTGAGGAAGATGGGCTCATTATTACCAAGGTCCCAAAATTAAGTGTTGGCAAGTATGCAAAGACGACTCAACAAGACGCAGACGTTATAGAAGAGGCACTTAAAGATGGCTAAGAAAACTACGAATAAAAAAGGATTACCAGGTCGTCCAACTGGGTACCGGGAGCAATACTGTGAACTGCTCGTTCAGCATATGTCTGAAGGTCTTTCGTTCATGGCATTCGCTGGGACATTAGGCGTAACATCCGAAACTCTTTATGAATGGACGAGGAAACATGTCAAGTTCTCTTACGCCAAAAAAAAGGGAGAACAATCTAGCCTACTGTTTTGGGAGAAACTCGGCATCGATAACATCATCTCCGATGCAAGAGGGCAGTCATTAAACGCAGCTGTTTACTGCTTCAACATGAAGAATAGATTCAGATGGAAAGATCGAATTGAAGAGACAGTTACGCATAAAGGTAAGATAGAGTTTTACGAAGACGACGATGCCAGCGAAGATTAAATGTCTCTACACTCCTCTTCCGTACCAAAAGAAGTTTCATCAATCTAAAAAGCCAAAGGTCTTATTGTCAGCTGGGTATGGCGCAGGAAAAACCTATTCACTTGTGATGAAACTACTCAAGCTTTGTACTGAGAACAGAAATCTCCCTGGTGGACTTCTTTGCCCAACACTTAAGATGTTCAAGCGTGACGTTCTCCCCACCGTAAAAGAGATCTTCAACGCAAACGGAATCCCCTACACATTCCACAAGACAGACTATTACTTCTCGTTCCCGTTCACTGGAAACGTTGTCTATGTATTTCATAGTGAGGATGACGGCGAATCGATCAGAGGACCCAACCTTGCATTCATGGCAATCAATGAAGTGACTCTTGTCACCAAGCCAGCCTTCGATGCAGCGATTGCACGTATACGAATCAAGAAAGCAAAGATGAGACAGGTCGTCATGTCGGGTACTCCAGAAGGGGTACAAAACTGGGCATACGAATACTTCATTGAAAGCCCGAGAGCAGATACCGATGTCATCTTCGGGGACATGTCACTCAACACTCACATCTCAGAAGACTATGTGGACATGCTCTATGATTCTTACGATGAGCAGATGGCTAAACAGTTTGTTCAAGGACAGTTCATCAACCTCGTTGGCAAGCAGGCCGCTTACTCATTTGATCGGCATAAGCACACATCAGATAAGATTGAACGTGTTGATGCCGCCCCTTTATGTATATCCATGGACTTTAACGTCAACCCGATGAGTGCTGTTCTTTGGTCTCACATCAAGAGAGCCGGTCGATCCTACTATCAAGCCTTCGATGAGATCTGCTTACAAGGCTCTAATACTTACGAAATGTGTCAGACCATTATCAATATGGTGGGCAAATATGACATGTACAATCAAATCATCATCTATCCAGATCCAGCGTGTCGAGCAAGATCCACTAAGGCAAGGGGTCTCAGTGACTTTGATATCTTAAAGCAACATGGGTTTATGGAGATTCGTGTCAAAGGAAGAGCGCCCACAATCAGAGACTCATTGAACGCGGTGAATAATCTATTTGATAAGGGTCAGATAATGATTCATCCTAGGTGTAAGAACCTTATTGCGGATTTAGAACGGTGCACGCTCAAGGCTAGTGGGTTCGAGATTGATAAGTCTGATCCCAAGCGTACTCACTGGCTTGATGGTATGAGATACTTTATAGATTACGAATCGCCAGTAGTTCAACGAGGAAAAAGATTACAAGAGGTAACCATTAGGTGAAATTTCTACACGACGATCAACTGCTTGATCCTGCATTTCGGAAAACAATCATTAAAGAAATTACTGAGAATGCAGATGTCCTCTCAAGAAAGGCTGAAGCTTTACGGCGACACAACATCTATCGAGACAAGACAAGCCTTGAAGTGATTAAAAACCTTTCTAAAGAGATGCAAGCAGACACCGTCATTCAAATGGCGAACCGAGCTGCCAATATCTCGATTGCTAAAAAGATTGTTGATAAGCTTGCACAAGCGTACGTCCCGGGAGTTATCCGGGTAGCTCCGGATGATGAGACTCAAACAGCAGTCGATGAGTTTAACTTCCTACTTAACTTTGATGCAGTAATGAAGAAGATCGATCGGCTACTTGAGCTGCATAAGAACACATTGCTGCAAATCGTTCCTGTCCCTACTATACAGATCAACAAAGATGATACTCCTGAGTTTAAGTACAAGGTAAAAGCACTCGCCCCTTACCAGTACGATATTATTGAAGATTCCACCGACAAAGAGATACCCCGCGTGGTTATACTGACTGATTTCGTTGAGAGATCTAGAGGAGCTATTGAGGGGATCGCCTCTGGATCAGATGGACATAACCACACTCAAAAGGCTTCGGTCAACCTTCCTGGTAATCAACGAGAAGAGACAGTTGCTGATTCTCCAGAAGACGCGGGCACACAAGACAGAGAGTTTATCTTTTGGTCCAACAAATACCATTTCACTACCAACGAGGGTGGAGACATTGTTTCAGGACCAGATCAATTGCTAAACCCGATTCAAAAACTTCCTTTCGTCAACTACTCAGAGAATCAAGAGGGTGAGTTTTGGAGTAGAGGCGGAGAAGACGTCATTGATGGGTCAATATTGGTGAACACTCTGCTGACTGACATGTTCGCAATTGCAAACGTACAGGGTTGGGGACAATTAGTAGCAACGGGTAAGGGAATCCCAACATCGCTTCAAGTCGGACCGCATAAAGCAATTGTCATTAATCAAGAGCTTGATGAGCCAACCCCATCGATCAACTATATCTCTGCCAATCCACCTCTAGATAACTGGATGAAAATGGTTGAGATGTATGTCGCACTTCTACTGACTACTAATAACCTAGCTTCTAGGTCTGTATCTGGAACACTCAATGCCTCAGATGTAGCGTCGGGTATTGCTCAGCTGATTGAACAGGCTGAGAGCACAGTTGATTTAGAAGATCGACAAAGTTACTTTGCTGACAAAGAGCATGAGTTTTGGGATTGCCTCTCTCGGTGGCAAGAAGTCATGGGAGATTCTGTTACGGAAGAGATTTCTCAAATCCCGTTACTCAGATCACCAAGCGAATTGTCCATTACATTCCTAAGCTCTAAGCCTGTGATTACAGAAGATCAGAAGCTTCAAAACATTAAGCTTAGAAAAGAACTCGGGATTAACACTCAACTGGATCTCATTCGATTAGACAACCCAGGACTGACAACAGAGGAAGCAGAAGAGAAGCTCAAATCAGTATTAGAAGAGAAGCTTTCTAGAAAAGGTGCCTTCATGGGTGAGTCCTTAAAGGGCATCGAAAAGCCGGTTTTTGATGACCCACTTCACAAAGAGATTGCAGGAACAATTAATAAAGACAAAGAAGAGTAAACACTATGGCAGCAAACGACGTTTGGTTTGACTTCGATCCTTTTGAAATAGCAGGAGTTGATCCAAAGAAAGGTAAGAAGAAAGCTGTCAAAGACGAGGTGAAAGCCTACCTACTTGAGCAAGTACTGTCCGATGTTTCTCAACAACTATCTAGTGTTACTGGTAAGAACTGGAAGGGTCTCAGCAAAGAGTACGCTAAGAAGAAGGGTAGCAAGAAAGCGAACCTGGAACTATCTGGTGACATGCTTGATTCATTAAAAGTTATTGAAAAGGATGGTGGTTTAAGAATCACTGTGGGCAAAAAGCAAATGCCAAAAGCAGACGGACACAACAACTGGACCGGAACAGATCTTCCCCCTAGAAAGTTCATCCCCAACGACGAGAAGAAAGAATCGTTTAGATCCGGGATTCAAAAAGAAATAGCGCGTATCGTTATGGATATATTGGATGATTAATGTCTATCGTTAAGTTCAAGAAGAAACAGCTGACAGACGCGATCAAGAGAATCAAGAATGCAACAGATGTTAAGTACAGCAAGGCCGAAGTAAGATCAGCAGAGTCCCTGTTCGTCAAAGAGATGAAGAAGATGATATCGGCTGGACTGTCTCCCATTAAAGGAAAAGGAAGATTTCCAGCGTACAAGAACCCCTCTAAATATCCTGGAAAAAAGAAGCCTAAGCGTCCAGTAAACTTGTTTCTAACTGGTCAACAGTTAGGCAGCTTAATCGCAGACATTACACCGGGACGATTATTTAAGGGATTATCTATATCATTCGGATATGAAAATGATCTCGCCTCAGACAAAGAAAAGGGGCACCGAACAGGGCATATGGGTCAACCAAAGAGACCAACAATCCCAAAAGGTCGCGAGGAACTTTCACGAGTTATTACTTCAAAGCTCATTAAGCTATTCGTTAAGATCACACGAAAGAAGTTGAAACAATCATTAAAATAAATAATCATTGGCGTATCAAAAAAGGAGAGTATATAATTATGGGAAATGAAGTTCAAGGGAGTGGTACTCCCGTTGGTGAAAGTGGTACTGAAACCAATCAAGAACAATTGGTTCAAATGTCTTCGGAATCAAAAGTGTCTGAAGGTGAGACAGAGTCGAAGGTTGTTAGTTGGGATGACCACAAACGCGCTTTAGATGATATGCATCGTTTCAAGCGTGAGATGAATTCTTTGAAGGAGCAGCAAGAAAATCTGTCTTCTGAAAGAGAATCTGAAAAGATCGAACAACTAAAAGCTCAAGACAATTGGAAAGCTGTAGCAGAGCGAGAGCAAAAGTTACGTGAAGAGTCTGATACTAAATACAAAGGACTCCAACAAAACTTGTTTCTAAATGAGAAACATAGAGCTGTCGAACAGGCTGCGGTGAGGATGGGATTAAAACCTGAAGCAATGGATCTTCTTAGTAAGATGGATCTAGATGATGTTCAGGTTGAAGCGACTACATCTGGTAGGTTCTTAGTACATGGTGCTGAGAGTAAGGTGGAAGTGTGGAAGCGTCAGTACCCATCTCTTTTCAAGAACACTGTTGCACCATTTGTTAATGCAGGTGGTACCTCATTTCCTCCGACTACTGGAATAGTTTCTGGAGCAGACGTTGCTAAAGCTGAGAGGGTTTTCAAAAGAAGTCCTACACCTCAGAACAAGCAAGTGTTGCAGGAAGCTTTAAGCCAATACAAGAAACAAAAACTAAGCAAATAACCTAAGGGGGCCTTAAAATGGCTGATTCAATTCATGACACAGCTACAGAATTCGCTGCATTGATCCCTGAGCTTTGGTCAAGTGCGTTTTATGACACACTTTTAGAAGCTCTTCCGTTCAATGACGTAGTAGACCGATCATACGAAGGTGAGATTCAACAACTTGGTGACACTGTTAATATTTCTCAATTTCCTCAGTTCGACGTAGCTGAAGATATTGCTGAAGAGCAACGTGTTGATGCCGATGCAGTTACAGTTTCCAACCTTCAATGGGTTGTTAACCACCAAGTTGCAAAAGATTACATCATCACTGAGCGAGCAATGAGACAAGCATTGAACGGCGACAACGCCCTTCGTGACCTTGCTTTGCATGCCATCATGAAGAAGATGCAAGCAATCATCATTGCAGACACTGTTCCTAGTGCTGCTGCTCCAGATCATCAAATTGCGTATGACTCTGGTTCAACTCTTGCCCTTGCTGACATTTTGGAAGCAAAAGAGTTGTTAGATGCATCAGATGTTTCTGATGACGGTTCAAGATGTATGATCGTCGATGCTGCACAAGCAAACGACCTTTACAACATCAATGGATTCGTTAGTCGGGACTTTGTTCCTGCTGGATCTCCACTTTCAAGTGGTGCGTTCCCAGCTCCATTGGTTGGATTCAACGTTAAGATGACTACAGAAGCTTCTGCAGTCACTTACTTGTTTCACCCTTCTTACCTAACTGCTGCTGTTCAACAATCTCCTCAAGTTAAAGTTTTTGACTTAGGCGTTGACGGTAAACGTGCGGTTCGAGTGAACATGACTGCTCTAATGGGCTCTAAACAACTCAGCGGGCTTCGAGTCGTTGAAATCGCATAAGGAAAGGAGATACAAATGACAACATTTAGAAATGATGGAAGAAACGTTCAAGAATATCTCTATGATTTTGCTGTTAACGGCGGCGCTACTGGCGCAATCGACTTGAGTGCAGGTAAAGCTATGCCTCAAGGTGCAATCATTAAGAGTGTCACACTTAAAGTGGTTACTGCTGTAACTGGGACTAGTTCCACTGTTGCAGTTGGTAACACAACTGACCCAGACGGATACATGGCTGCCATTGCTGAAGCGACTCTCGTTGATGAGTTTGTTTCTGGTGAAGGCGTTCAAGCCGGTGCCCTTTTGTGGGATGACACAAACGATCACGCAATCCCATTCTTGGTAAATTCTGCCAATGATGCGGTTTTCTCGATCACAGTTGGTACGGCTGACTTAACAGCAGGTAAACTACTTTTCATGGTAGAGTACCTATTGCCTAGCCAAGACTAATATTAAAGCTACTTGGGCCTGGGGTTAATAACCCTGGGTCCATTTTAAAATTATGGTAAAAACAACACGACTTAGATACATCATGGCAAAAGATCCAGATGACCTCACTCAGGCCGTAGAGAAATTGCCATTCAAGGTTGAAATTAAAAGCATCGAAAAGACAGGTTCAGCCTTCATTATCTTTTTTGTGCTCCCAGAAAATGAGAACATTAAGTTTAATAACTTAGATCTTCAGGGGGTTTAATGACATGGCGGTTGACGACGGCGGACTAGAGGTCCTTAAAAAGGCTGGCGAAGAAGTTACGCCCGGCGATAAATCCGATTATAAAATCAAAGTTCATATTGAGTCTGGCTCATCTTCGGGTACTGAGTACACTGAGGGTGACACAGATGCCAGTATAACTGGTTCCGCATTACTGTGGGAGGACGCTGCGGATACTTTGGCGACCGTGTCTTCTGTAAACCCTCTTCCTGTGACAGTGATCTCTCCGGTTGGTGGTGGAACTGAATCTGCGGCAATACTAGTTACTGTTGCTAATGATTCTACAGGGGTTCTTTCGGTTGATGATAACGGTGCATCTTTGACCGTTGATGGGACAGTCGATGCAACACAATCTGGCACCTGGAACATAACAAACGTTTCTGGTACAGTCAGCCTACCAACAGGAGCATCTACCGCCGCACTTCAAACAAGTAGCGAGGCCATATTAACAGCCATCGATGCTGATACTTCTACTCTTGCATCGGTTGATTTCGCCACACAAACTACCCTTGCTGCGCTTAACGCAAAGCTTGTTTCTGGTACAGACATAGGCGATGTCACAATCAATAACGCATCTGGTGCTTCTGCTGTTAATATCCAAGACGGCGGAAACTCAATTACTGTTGATTCTGCTAACTTAGTCACAATAGCCGGAGCGGTCTCTGGTTCTGAAATGCAGGTTGATATTGTTGCTGCACTTCCTACTGGATCCAACACCATTGGCGCAGTTACACAAGCAACAGGTCCTTGGGAGATGAATGGAGATATAGCAAGTGATGCTGTTGATTCAGGAAATCCTATTAAGACCGGAGGAAAGTCATTAACAATTGGAGCCGATACAGTAATATTCGATGGACCAACACAGGTTGCAGCAAACGACCGTGTTAATTCTCTCTATGACAGACAAGGTTATCAGCACGTAAGAAACCTGAGCTACATCTCAGACCCAATTGCATTGACCGACATTGATGACACCTATGACAACGTAACAACCTCCGCAAACAGTGCGGACATTAACGGTCAGGGATTTAGAAGGTTTAGTTTAAGCTTAGAATTAGTTAGCGCAAATACACCAACACATATTCAATTCCTCTTACAAAAGAAGGACGCAACAGGAAACTATTGTGATGTTTTAGATGGTCCATGGGGATTTTTTGCCTACGAAGACACCTATGTCTCATCAGCAAAAACTCTCACATTTAGAGGCGAGATTCCCGGGGCTACATTTAGGATCAGAGTGGAGGCAACTGGGACAACCGCGTCCAACACATTCACGATCGATGACTCAGAAATAGAGTTGATTAGCTAATGGCTGGAACGCTTCATATCTGGGAGCAAGGTGGAACACTTGTTAAGTCAATTTCAATGACGGGTGTTCTTGATCAGCCGCGAGGGATTTGCTACCTTGGGCAAAGGCAGTTTTTGGCAACATCTACTGCAGACGTTAGTTATTTTCACTTAAGTGATGATCTAAGTTCGATGTACAAAACAAAGCAGATCGATGGCGTTAATTCTCAGATACCAGGGTCAAGTAAAGGACTTCGTGGGATATGTACAGATGGTCAGTTTTTTTACTGCGGGTACGCTGGTTTGATATCGATATCTGGTGGTGTTAGTCAGTTTACAATGGACGATTTTACCTACATTAGATCTCCGTGGTCTAACTCAGTGACTGAGGTGAGATCAGTCTGTTACGATGGTCGTTATTTTTATGCAACGTCTCCGTCATTACCACAACTGTTGGTTGTTCAATTTTCTTTTGATGCATCACCATCATTGGTTTTTGTTATTAGAAAAGGCGGTAATACGGATATTCTTAATGCGTTAGAGTTCAATGGAAAAGATTTCTTTTACGTAAATGATAATGTCCCAAGGGATCTTTATGTTGGTGATCGTGATGCCACCAACATAAGCGGTAATACATCTACTTTTAACTCCCTCGAAGATGTTACTTTTGCTCCGGCTGAGGATTTCATTACTTCGTCACACTCACTATGGGTGAGTGGTACTAATCAAAAATACATCATTGGGGTGGAAATATCGTAATATGGCACAAACAAAGATAAGAGAGATACGGATTTATAAGGTAACGAAAGATGTTGTTGCCAGTGTTTTAGCCCAATTCCTTCCAGGGTTAACTGGGTCTGACATTTTGGATATATCAGGCGGTAACGATTCAACGTTTCCTCATCAATTTGTGATTCTTGGCACGGTCACCACTCCAGCTACTGGCGTTGTGCAAGAGAACATAAAAAAGATTGATGTAGCGTCTGCTTTTATTGTTACTGAGTTGATACATCTTTTGGATAACTCGATCACAGTAGATCAATTATTAAGCGTAAATATACCAGAATCGGACCCTACGAACATCTGGTTTACATTGGAGATTAGTTAATGGAAGACAAGAATTACATCCTGACACGTGAAGAATTACTGTGCCTTGTTAATTACCTTAAAGTGAGGCCGTATGACGAGGTTAGTCAACTAATTAAAATGCTTGCCTCATTAAAACAGGTTAATATCTTAGATAAAGAACCTGAAGAGAAACCAGAGGCTGAGGTAGATGCTTAACTTCAAAGATGCGCCGAAAGTATTTTGGGATGATAACGGTTCCTTTAGCGATATATCAGCATCTATGCTGTCTTACTCTACTGATTCAGAGACAGTTGTTTTAGTGGCAGCTGACGATAAGCTCTACTTTGGTAAGGACAAGCCATTTTCAACAATGTTTATGGAAATGGCTACCGCTAACACCAATGCCACAGTTATGACGGTTAAGTATTACGACGAGGACACAAGCGCCTTTGCTGCAGTCACCGATCTAATAGATGACACCAAGGGGTGTACAAGATCCGGCTTTATCCATTTCAGAAACCCTTCGAGAGATATTGCTTCAACGAGCTGGGCAACCACTACGATCAATTCCACCTCCCAATACTGGGTAGAAATTACCTTTAGTGCTGACTTCTCAGCCAGTACCGCTATTCAAGGATGGAACATTGTTTACTCAGATGACAATGATCTTAAGAGAATTTATCCAAACGTTTCTAACTACTTACCAAGTGGAACATCGAGCGGCATCTTGTTTCATGAGCAATCACGGATTGACATAGTTAATCAACTCAGACGAGACGGCAAGTTTAAGATCCGCCTAGGGTCATCCAATAACACCGGCCTTCCTGCGCAGATTGATGATTGGGATTTCCTAGACGTCAGAGAGATTAACCTTTGGTCCTCTCACCTAGCGCTAAGCTATTTATTTGATTCAGTATCTACAGACCCAGCGGATAACTTCACGCGGTTATCAGAGAAGCATATGTCCAAGGCCAATGAGGCTAAAGACGTTTACTACCTCTCAATTGATCGAGATGACGACGGGACCGAGGATACTGCTGAGATTTTAGGGACTCAAAATGTTAGCGGGACAGTAGTGAGACGATGAGCGAAAGCAAAGACGGATTAACTGAGATTGCAAGCCAGGTATCTACTACCCTGGGTGCTACATATTCTGAGCATAAGCGTGCGTTTGATCTTGAGTCTTTGTCTGCAACTGAGCTTAACCTTGGATATAGCGCAATATGGCAAGAGGGCACTGAGGATGTTGCAAGGGTAGTCGGTGGATTACGGATAACGCGAAACGTCCAAGTCAATATAACTTATAGAACTTTTACACATGCCACAGACAACAAAACAAAAACGGTGATGAATACTGCTCTTGATAATGAAGAGACTTTAATTCAGGCGCTAAGGTTGTATAATTTTAGTACAATCTCCGGTAGGATCTTAAACTTGATTACTACTGATGTTCAACCGTTTGTGACTGAGGCTGACCATTTCTTGAAAAACGAGATTGTTTTACAAGTTTACTATGTAGTCCCATAACAGGAGAGAATTATGGCCATCAATCAGATTAAAACGCAAACGATCGTCGCGGTCAATGCAGAGTCCACTGAAGGAACCTACGCTGTACCAGCTGACGCGAGCACTTATTACTTTCAGCCCATAGCTGACTCCATTGAAGTTAGTCCTAGTAAGGATTTACTAGATCGAAATCTAATGACTTCGGAGCTCAGTTCTGCCACACCTAGACTCGGACTTGAGGGCGTAACAGCCAGTGTCGGAGTTGAGCTTCGAGCTTCTGGAACTGAGGGTGAAGACCCTGATTTCGGACTGTTCTTAGAGTCATTACTGGGTGCAAGAAGACAGGTTACTTCTCAGTTCACAACAGGAACAAGCCACACTACTTCAGTACTTAACGGAACATCTGTTAGCAGTACTTTTACTGTTGGTGACACGATCATTATCTTAGATAGTGGCGATCACACCATGCATACAGTGACTGCAACTGACGCAAGTACTTTAACTTACTCGCCAGTACGGGGATCAGCTCCTGCTGATGCGGTTGCTGTTTCAAAATCAACTACTTATTATCCTGCTCAAAGTGGACACAAGTCATTGTCTCTTTCTACTTACTGGGCAAATCAAATTAGAGAAGCTTCAATTGGATGCAAAGTAGCTTCAATGAGTCTTGAGAATTTCACTACCGGTTCAACGGCGCAAATGACGTTTGGACTAGAGGGATTGAGCTTCACAAGAATTGATGGGGCAGCACCTCACACACCGGCATACGACGCCGCTCTTCCTCCAGTCCTCTTGAACGCTTGTATCTATATCGACGGAGTAGTCATTAGTGTTAATGACCTTGGATTGAGTGTTGCAAACACTGTCTCCTTTGTTAAAGACCTATGTAGCTCTACTGGAAAGACTGGATCAAGAATTACTAAGAGGGAAATCACAGGAACGTTGAACCCGTACATGGATGACACGACTTTTGCAAACTTCACTAAGTTCAAAAACGGGACAACGTTTGCATTGATCGCCCAAGCCTACACACCTAGTTCAACAACAGGTGAGATTGAGCTTGGAACAGGGGTTCAGTTCTACCTACCAAGTTGTTTGATTACAGAAGTTCCAATCGGAGATGTCGACGGTATTTTGACAGACAACATTAGCTTCACAGCTGGTGGTGGAACAGACGGTACAGGCGACGAAATCTATATCGGAATGGTGTAAGTGGTTAAGATTTATCCAAAAGATACCCGAATTGATATTAAGGTTGGGGATATGGTTTTCCAGGTCTCTCCCCTTGGTGTTAACGAGAGGTTGAAGCTCTCCTCGCTCAAACGGATGAAAAGCGGCGAGGATCAGACCGTCATTGTGCAATACCTATACGAGACATTGCGACTGTCTTTAAAAGACGTATCGGGTATTGAGACTGAGTCAGGTCCATATAAACTAAGACGGGATGCGGAAGGTTTCGTTCATCCCGATTGTATGGATGAGCTCTCCCAAGTTGTTGAATTGCCTGTTGTTGCTAGTGCAGCATCTAATCAGATGAATGGATTTGAACCTGAAACTGACCTAGAAGGCGTTGAGATTCGACTTGGCTCTGTAAAAAAAAATACAGACAAGACGAAAGAATCCCAGTCGGACTCCTCTACCTCACCAACAAAATCCAAGAAGTAAGCGAGCTTACGCAGTCAGAGTATCTTCATCTTAAAAGCTCCCTTGAGGCTGTGTATTCACCTAAGTTTAACTGCAACAAATGCCTCTCTCAGTTTCAAAGCAGATCCGATGGAGATCAAATGCTTGAGAAGAGTAGAAAGCAAAAAGGATGTTTTGAGGCTAAGGATTACGCGGTGCATAGTGTTAAGGTTAATGAGTTAGACAGAATTTATTACACTAAGTGTCCTGGAAACTTTTTCTCAGAAGAGATTTACACGTTGCTTGAGATGCATGAGGCATACGAAAGGGGTATGTTACCTTTTAGTGGTGCCTATTGTGACCAGCCGTATAAGATCATCGAAGTTTTTAGAGTGATAGAAGGCGCTAAGCAGGATAAAATAAATCAAGCACAACGTGAATCAGCGAGTAAAGCAGGGGTAAATGGCCGAAAAAGTCACGATCGTCGTTGAGGGCGAAGGAAACATCACTGAGTTCCTGAAGACCGCAGAGAAAGCTACTAAAAGCTTTAATGGTTCTGCTGAAAAGGGATTTAAAAAGTCATCTCGTGCGTTTGATGTATTCAAGGGAACGCTTGCCTCGTCTGCTGTTACCAAGAGTTTTGAAGCACTCAATCGTGCAGCGAAAGCGTTATTCAAAACGTTTGTCACTGACGGTATCCGTGCAGCACAAGTTCAAGAAGATGCAATCAATCAACTGAACATTGCATTAGTACAGTCCGGACAATTCACAGCCGAGACATCTAAAGAGCTTCAGGCTTATGCATCTGAACTTCAAAACACTACCAAGTTTGGTGATGAAGCGATTCTCAGCACTCAAGCAATCATTCAGTCTCTTGGTCAGCTTGATAAAGAAGGATTAAAGAAAGCAACAGCAGCTACCCTTGACTTATCAGCGGCACTTGGAATTGATTTAAATGCAGCGACTATCTTGGTTGGTAAAGCAGCAACAGGTGAGGTCTCCTCATTTAGTCGGTACGGTTTAACGATTCAAAAAGGTGCAACAGTATCTGAGACTTTCGCAAGAGCACTAGAAGGAATTAACTCTAAGTTTGGTGGAGCAGCAGCAGGACAAGTTAAAACATTCTCGGGTGCCATTCAGCAATTAGAGAATACGTTCGGCGATACCACTGAGATCTTCGGAAGTTTCGTAACAGAAAACCCTGCAGTTATCCTCGCATTTAGTGGGATTTCTAAAGGCTTAATACAGCTTCAAAAGGTATTAATCTCAAACAGACCATTTCTAACTTCATTCATTACGGGCTTTGTCGAGTTTGCAATCAACCAGGGGCCAACGATACTCAGTGTTGCTGAATCGATCAACATTGCATTTACAAGAGTAGAACAAACTCTTCGTGGGTCAGCGATTGCGGTTGCTGGACTTAAGACAGGTTTTGACATTGCAGCTAATTCGATCAACAAACTAATCCCAGGTCAAGATGAGTCGGTCGCTGCAACAGAGAGACAAATTGAATCACAGTTTGCTTTTATCGCTGCACAAGAAGAAGCGATTGTTCGATCAGAAGAGGGATTGATCAGAAGGAAAACTCTTTTTGAAGAAGCTGCTGTTATTGAGGCTGAGTTTAGAACATCAACACTAGAGGCTATTAACAACGTAGAAGAAAACGATGTCGCATCTCTTGAGAGAAGATCAGCAGCGAATAAGAAGTTACTCGATCAGCAAAAGAAAGATTTAACGATCTTTGAAAAGGCTGATAAGACAAGCGCCGAACAACGGATTGCAACCACTCAAGATTCTCTTGGTAGAATATCTACACTTCAACGAAGTTCAAACTCAACATTGTTTGCCATCGGTAAAGCAGCAGCTATTTCTCAAGCAACCATTGATGGAATCTTAGCTGTACAAAAGGTGTTAGCAACCATTCCATTCCCATTCAGTATTCCGATCGCAGCACTCGTTGGTACAGCAACGGCTGTTAACGTTGCAAAGATTGCATCCACTCCACCGCCGGCATTCCAAACAGGTTCAGCCTTCGTTGAAGGACGACCAGGTACAGACAATGTTCCTGCATTCTTAACCAGAGGTGAGAGAGTATTTACTACTGAGCAAAACAAAGACTTCACTAGCTTCTTAGAAGAAGAAAGAGGTACTCCGGCATTGATTGCATCCCTACTTGGTGGCATTCAAGGGAGTGGTACTCCGATTGTGATTAACATTGGTGGAAGACAACTAGTCAATACGATTAACGACGAAATTAGAGCAGGAGCAGTGTTAACGGTATGAGCAGCTTAGACTTTAGAATCATCGACACGAATCAAGCTTTTGAAACAACAACCACAGTCACTGCGTCTAGTTCTAATAGTTCTTTTCCAGTTTCAAACATGACTGAATTTAGTAGGTCAAGAGTATGGCGAGCGTCTGGTAACTTCGTCATTGATGCAACAAACAATGCGCTAGACTTCGGAGAGAACGGTGGTGGTGAGCAAAACGCTACTCTTGCCAGCGCGACTTATGCAGGTGGTGCTGCACTCGCTGTTCAAATAGCCACACAGATCAATGCAACAGGCAGTGAGACGTATACGGTTACCTACAGCGCCTCAACAGGTAAGTTTATATTCACTCAGACAAGTGGAACCAGTTTAGAGCTTAAGTGGGCAAGCGGAACGAACACTGCAACGGCATGCGGTGCTGCATTAGGATTTGATACTACTGATGAAACTGGCGCTCAGACTTACACCTCAGATAACGTTTCTCTTCATACCGAAGAATGGGTTTTACTTAATCTTGGGTCTGCTAAGAATATTGACTCTGTTGCTGTGTTATTTGATCCGATTGTAGGGGTCACTCTTTCTTCAACAGCAGTGGTCAAGATTCAAGCTAATGCATCTGATTCATGGGCATCACCATCCGTTGATCAAACGCTGACACTAGACACGAATGATAATGTCTACACTCACTTCTTTGCTACCAATCAAAACTTTCAATACTGGCGACTCAACATAGTTGATGCAGACAATTCAAACATCTACATCGAGGTGCCTAAGTTGATCGTTGCAAAGGGTACAGCGCTTACTCAAAACCCAGACATTGGATTCACCTATACTCTCAAAGACTTATCGAATATCAAGAAGACGGATTACGGTCATCTCTATGCAGATGAATTCCCTAAGCTAAGAGGCTTTAAGTTTGACTACAAGAACATGACTTATGGAGATGTTGAGACACTCCTCGATATCTTTAGAGTAGTGGGAAAGACCAGACCGATTGCCATATCAGTCGACTCTCAAGAGGCTCTATTCGATAAGGATCAAATGTTTTTGTACGGTGTATTCACAGGGGATTTCTCAACCAAGCATGTGATCACGACAATCTTTGATACGGGCATTGCTGTTGAGGAGACGATCTAGTGGCTTTCGCTGACTTTGCACTAGACTCATCTAGCGAGAAGATTGTTTTAGTAAGAGTTAATCCATCCAAAAGACTCATGGGCTGGGTAGTACATTCCGGCACTGTTTATAAGCTAACTAGCTTTGATCACGATATCTTAGTCAGTGTTGAGGAGGCGGGAGTGGCATTAGCCGCAGCTGCTAGCATTGGTGCGGTATCAGCCAGTGAGTACTTCCACGATAAAGACAATCAAACCTTATACTTAGAAACAGCTGGCTCTGTCCAACCCAATACAGTGTTCATTGCTCTTACCTTCTCGGAGTTCTTTACTAATGCAAGCGGTGTAAGAATCGCAAACGATCTATCAACAGGTGATGATGTTCAATGGTTAGACCTCGTTGATTCCACCTCTGATTTCGGTGTAGCGATTGATTCACAAAACCAGTTCGGTGTAGCGCTTGAGGGTAAGGGATCTGTCTCATTCATTAATGACAATACTTATTGGGCATCTCGGTACGATAAGTTTACTTGGGAGAACAAGGACTGTTTTGTTTACATCTGGAACAGAGACCTTGCAGTTACTGAAGCAAAGATCATCTACATGGGTAAGATCAAAGGAAAGTCTTACGATATCAATAAGGTTAAGTTTAGTTTAACTGACCTTCTGTCTGAGTTACGACAAACCATTACACTGGCTGACATGTCGGATGTATCTGGAGTTCTTGCAAACGAGGACATACTAAAGGCAAAACAGCGTCAATTGTATGGCTATGTGAATGGAATGATCCCAACACCAATGGATCAGATGACGGATACCGGTTACCTACTATCAGGGACCGTGTCGATCAACAGAGCTTCCGCAACGGTTACAGGAGTGGGCACTTCTTTCTTGGCTCAGTTTAGTGCGGGGGATGAGGTTTCGCTTACTGGCGCAGACGATCCACTGACTGTTGCATCGATTGCATCTGACACTTCCTTGACAGTTACTACTGACTTTGATGGAGCGGCTAATCTTTCTGGTGTTGCTTACAAGGTGCTACCAGAGATCAAGGATAAGCGGTACGCCAACCGGGTGTACTTCGTTGCAGGACATTCTTTAAAAGAACCAGCAACAACAGTATCCCTGTTTATCTCTTTCACACAGATAACAGTCGTCTCTTCTGAAGACTTCTTAACCGGTGATACAGTACAAATCAACAGTCAATCACTTAAGATATCAAACGTTGCTGGAAACAACCTCACATTTACAACTGCCCTAAATGCAAGGCCGGACGTGGGTGATGCGATTGTTGTTGAGGCCGTTAGAAACGTTTACATTAACAACACCGTTTTATTAGAGGGTCGAGATTACACAGTTGATGCAACGAACGGAAAGTTTACACTGGATCCACTAGCTGAGTTCAATGTCGCCAATGTTTTGTCGGTTACTGGAACGATTACCCTCAACAGCACAAGAGTGATCACCGGATCAGGAACTCTATTCACAACTGAGCTTAAGACAGGAGACTGGATCAAAGATGCAGGTGTTGCGACCTATTACGAGATACTATCAGTTGATTCAGACACACAAGTTACCACACGCACAACCACACACACAGACACTGCGGTGAGTGCCTCAAGGAAACAGCCTGTTTATTACATCGAAGATGAGTCGGTAGTGAGTTGCGATTCCCTTGGGGCAACAGTTGACGGTGCTAAAACAGGGGTTTTCATTAAGACAGGTCCAGGGGTAGTGGAAGATCTCCTTAAAAAGGCGGGTTTGACATCACAGATTGAGACCTCAGAATTCACTACCGCTAAAAGTTTATCAGAAGAGCGCCTTGGTCTATTGATTCCAGAAGAGTACACAGACGAGAAAACACCTGTGTTTAGATCTTTGATCAATCAAGTAAATCAATCTGTGTTCGGGACACTCAAACAAAACGCCTCTTTCAACCTCTCGTATGAATTACTACAGCCAAACAAAGCCACGTCTCTGAGTGTCAGTGAAGCGGATGTTCTTAAGTGGAACATTAAATCAAACTCAGATGATCTAGTGAAGACGGTGATTGTTGAGTATGACAATCGTGAATACAACCGAATCACTGGTGAGAAGGGCGTAACAGAAGCAAGCAAGACGACGGATATTGGGCAGTACCTAGTGAAAACAAACGATGAGTTAAGACACCCATGCCTACTAGTGGACTCTTCAAGGGCTACTACCCTTGCTGAGAGACTGGCATTTATCTTAGAAATCTCATCAAGTGAGGTGACCTTTGATATCAAAATGCTTGGGATGGAGTTGACTCTTAATGACAAGGTTGAATTTAGTCACCCTCTTTTATACGAAAGGGTTGGATCAACCGACACACGAAAGATTGCTGCGATTCAAAACCTTCAAAAGAATGTTAAAGATGTCACGGTAACTATTGAAGATTTAGGTAATAGCTTCTCTCGGTGCAGCGCAGTAACAGAGAATACTGCGGGTAACTTCGATGAGGGGTCTAATTCCGAGCGAGCTAGAAACGGTTATATTACAGACGAATATGGCTTAATTGATAATTCTGCTGACACAGCGGACGTTAATTTGATATTTTAGGAAGACAGGGGAAATAACGTGGCATTTGTTACATTAACAGCAGCACAAATCGCAGTCGGCGAAGCTACTAAGAAGGAACTTTTCCAAAAGATTAAAGACAACGAAGACGATCATGAGACAAGGATCACTTCTATTGAGGCTTTTGCTAGCTATGTTATTCCCATTCGTTTTGAGATGCTGGGGAAATACAGCAACATAGCGACACCAAGCACGGGCGTTATGTACTACCGAGTGAACTTCGATGCGACGCTTTCGGGAGCTGTTATCATGATTTATGAAGATGGTACTTCTGGAACAGTCGAGTGCGACATTCAAAAGAAGCGTGGTGCAGGTGCTTTCGGCACGGTATTCTCAACAAAGCCCTCGGTTGCATCCACAGGTGGAGACTTTACAGTCTCAACTAATGCTGTATTCTCGGACACAGATATTGACGCCGGAGATATTTTGAGATTCGATCTAACCAGTGCAATGGCTGGACCGGATCTAGACGGTTTTGAGTTAATTTTAAATTATACATAGGAGTGAAAAATGCCAACAAGTGTAGTAACCCATTTCCCAAACCCAAGTGCGATCGTAACCCAACGCAATACGACTTCAATTTACACTATGGCGTCTGGTAAGTTCGGTGAGTTCATGGTGATTACAGCTGCGGCTTTTAATATTGATGGTGTAGCGGCCTTTGCGCCAGCGGGTTCGGTACAACTTGTATCTCCTACGGTTAAAATACTGGCAGGAACGACGTTGCAGCACCCGGTTGCAAGTGTAGCGAGCACGACAATTATTTCAGAGTTTGATATCTAGGAGATACTATGTGGTACATCAAAAGCACTATTACAAATGAAGAGTATGTTTGGTCGAACAAAAAAGAAGACGACTTCTTGCGGTATGTCCCAGGTTACTTGTCCAAGCTATCCGGACTTGCTCACACCAAAGACGACCTTGAAATTGCATTTGTCGCGGCAGAAGACGAGTTAGACGCCAGTCATAAGGTTCGTGTTTCAGATTCACATGACGTCATTGCTAAAAACGGTAAACTAATCGCCATTGAAATAGACAAAAATGGTGTGCATGGAGCAACAGTCAAGACTTACAAAAAGACGATGCTAAAAGAATGGCCATATGACGAAAGTGTCACGGACAGTAAGGGTCTATCAAAGTTTAAAAAAAATAAGTTTAACGAAATAGCACAGTAATTAAGGGGATAGCATATGGATATGCAAATCGTTTTAGAGATGTTGGCAGGAAAAGGCGGTTGGGTTGCTTTAACTCTTCAGATTCTTGGTGGATTAGTTGTCGTTGGGCAGATGGTTGTTGTTCTTACTCCATCTAAAAAAGACGATGAGGCGTTTGCTAAGCTTCATAAGATCCCAGTTCTTGGTCCACTATTGAAAGCCATTATTGCTTTCGCTCCAATTCAAAAGAAATGATTGGACTCCTAACGTCTTTGTTTGGTCTTGCTGATACCTCTTTGCGCTACCTTGGCGAAAAAGAGCGGTTGAAGTTTAGAAACAAACTGTACGATATCAAGAAGAGAATACTCGATGAAAAACTCAAACCCTTGGACGACCGGGATGATGCTGCGATGGAAAAGATGTATCAAGAACTCCCGCTTGTCTTGGAAGGCATTAAGCTTGAGCTTGATTTGTCTCGCCCTGATAAGTAGTTGTGCAGCACCTGAAACAAGACATGATTTAATCAATCAAATCTTATCGCCAATGGCGGGTCACAAACCCTACCTTACTAACCAGGTGAGAGACCCAAAAGATCCGGCTAAGTTTGATATCAAGACATACGACCTTTCTGATCGCAAGGTGAGACACACTCTTTATCGTCTGAACTTTGTTTGCAAGGTTGGCAAAAAGCAGTTCCATATTTGTAAAGACTTCGCTGGAGTTTGCAGAAACTACTACACGACCAAAAAGGGGAACCTATTTAGAAGATCTAAAAGAAAGAAACACACCACATTTTTAAAGATGACAGACCAATATGAGTTTCTAGTTGGTGCTCGGATGAGGTGCTTCTCTGACGATGTCTATCAATTTGATATAATGTAAATCAATGAATGAGATGAAAGCACGCGACTGGTTAATAGCAACTACGATAGCAGCACTAACAATGGTCGGTGTATCCTCTCAATTTATTTACACAAAAGCCGAAGGTCTCAATATGGAAAAGCGGCTTGATGAACAAAACGGCAATATGCGTGAACTCAAGGGTGACCTAAAAGAAGAACTTAGGCTGTTGAGAAAGAAAATTGACACGCTGATCTGGTATGAAAAGCGAAGAAAATAGGCAGTCAAAACATTGACACAGGCGGTGTCACTTCGCATCCATTTATAATAAGTCTATGGCAAAAGGTCTCTCAAGTAGGTTTTGCGGAAAGCGGTGTATAGTTTATGCGTGTGCTCTTGAGGGTTCAATAGACTGCTTTATTGAGTCCCTCATCGAGGACTCGGGACTATTCTTCTACAAGATCAAACTAGAAAACGATGAGCACTTCTACTTGAATGTGGATAGTATCGACTGGATATTGGTCCTAAAGAAAGAGGAGAAACCAAAGCTTAGCCTAGTTCAACACAATGTGGTGAGCATCCAGGTAAAGGCCTAACTACTTGTAGTCCTCTAGGTATTAAATCCGCTCTATATATAAAGAGTTAATCTCCTCGTCAGTTAATGTGTGCTGATTGGTTTGGTAATTTCCCTTCCTCATTTTGACCGGGACCTCCCAGACGTTTCCTTCTGTTGCGGGGTTGGGCTTTGTGAATCTGAAGACGCCATTTTCAATCCCGTATGGCTCCAAGTGTATCCCTGTGTTGGCACCCGAATTGTTTCCAGTCACGGTCACGTCCTCAACGTGCGCCTCGCGGCAAGATGAGATAGCCATCACTGGTCGGTCTCCATTAACCATGTCAAATTTGCAGTTCTTGACAATAACTTTGCCATTTCCAAACCCATTTTCATCAAAGTAGGACGGGTGCTGTGCGCTCGCACTTGTCACTGAGGCAACCATTCCGCCACCATATCCTTCGATTAAGTTACAGTTCTCCCAGGTGAGGGTTCCATCTAGGTTCCACCCCTGACAACTAAGTGCGCTTGCTCCTTCTACGAATCCAGCCTGTTCACCCACGAAGTTCTTCACATGGAGATCTCCAGTTCCAGGTGCACCATGCTCGGTTCGATTGTTGACATGAAACATTGTTCGCTTTGTTCGCTTGGCCGTGCAGTCATAAACGAAAGAGTCGCCGCGGCTATTGTCTGAATAGATAAAGTGCTCTGGTAGGTTTGGGTATGAACCGGTTTCCCACTCAATAGTTTCAACATGATGAACATTTCGAATATCAAACTGAGTTAGGTACAACCTAAAGATGAATTGAGTCCCGTACTGGGCATGGAGTTTCATATTATAAAACTTCAGACCCGTATAGTATTGGCCTCTGTCATGCAAAGTCTGAAGATTTGCTCCAGACGTAAGAAGCATCCGTTGTGATCCGTCTATGATGTCAAAGTCGTGAAAAAATAAGTCATGAGGTATTCCGCGGTTGTTTGAAAAGAATATCCCACCCCGTATCTTAGCGGTATCGTCCATTCCATAAATCTCTAAACCCTCAACATCAGAATTTTCGTTTGCTTGACCTGGCCAACCCCAAAAAACATTTGAAGGATCCCAAAGACTACTATCGCAAAACCTAAGACCACCAAAAGTTCCTACAAACCCAATTCTATCGCCTTTTTTAGCCAGCCTACAAGCCGTCGCAAGAGCGTGCCCATTTCCTGGATGAATGGTGTTACTTTTTACTTCAATTACTTCATCACCCCGGGCGAACCAGTCAGGCCGAGTGTACCTAGTTCCACCGTTCGAGACTCCATCAAGCATCTTTCGGAGGACTATTAGTTGAATGGAAAGACTACGGAAGGTCGATGTTGATTCATCTTCAAGTATTCCTGTTTGGTTTTTAATCTCATCAATTTGATCTGATAAAGATTCACTCATAGAGTTTAATTTTACTGAAAGCCTATCTAATGCTGCTAATATTTCGTCTTTCATAGTTCTGCCACCTGTCCTTTTAGTGCGGATATTTCGTCCTGGACTTCGCTATTCTGTTTCCTGAAACTCAGGTCCAACGACTTTATCTCGCCATGAATTCGTTCTGCCTCTTTTAAAAAGCTTCCTTCTATTTCCAAAAGAAAAGCCTCAATAGACTTTAGTTTCTCGAGTATTTCTTGATTCAAGTTGGAATCTCCTAACGGTTTAAATAAAATAATGTGAGACAAGCATAACCCGTCCCACCTGGTCATTAACATTTTAAAAAAATTACGTTTAGACTCCCCGCTTACCATGTCCCGATAAAGCCTCTTTAAATAGCTAATAAAGATTAACACATGCAATCGATGACACGCCACTATTTTTTGGTTGCTTTTATTATCTAATTGGTGCATGCTTTAACTATAAGACGCTAACCTAAGGAGAATTAAAATGGTCGCATTCATTCTAATAGCAGCTTTAATCGGTTCGGTAACAGCAGTAGTTGGACCTCCCATCATCAATGGTGACGCGTACAAGACTGAAACGGAAGTCCGACACGAAGAGGTCATCAAAGAACTCAAAGAGATTAAGGAGAACAAATAATGTTTAACTTTAATCAATGGTTTGCCCAATGGGTATGTAGAGACTGTAAAGAAATTGTTAGGGTAAAGAGCACCGTGAGCGGTCATATACTAATTGAGATCATTCTTTGGTTTGCCTTCATTATCCCTGGAGTGATTTATACAATATGGCGTGGAACCACTAGAAAGAAAGTATGTCAGGATTGTGGATCAGAAACAGTTGTTGTTTCCCACTCTTCGGCGGGGAAAAGATTTTTAAAGTGTTAAAGAAAAAAAACAGTGTTGGGAGACCAAGACGATATGACCAAGAAAGAAAACCCATCTCGTTTCGTGTAACAGAAGACATCCGGAAGTCCTTTGTTAATAAATGTAAAGAGTTGGGAATATCTCAACAAGACCTGCTCGAATCCCTGGTTGCTCGTGTGATCCGAGGAAAAATTAAACATTAGATATGTATTGACCACATCGCTCTTTGAGATTACTAACCAGGCATCAAGGAGCGTATTTATGACCAATGAATCACAAGAAAAACTGTGGGCAGTTTTAACTAAACACAAAAGAGAAGTAGTCACCATTGTAGCAAACGGAGAAACGGTCTCGCTTGTCACTGTCTATGAACCGGCGGTGCCAATCATGGTCGATTACGCTCGAGAGTCTGAGCACGACAATAATGACTTTGTCGTTGCTGAATACAAATTCAATCAAGAGGTAGAAATAAGATGAGCGATCAAACATATGGCAAAGAGTTTCTTAAAGCGTTTCTAGACTTCCAAACAGACTGCCCAGACCTAGTGATGGATAAATCCAACCCACACTTTAATTCAAGATACATTAGCCTTTCTGCAATCATGAAAACAATCAGCGATCCACTCGTTAATCACAGTCTTGTTCTCACCCAAGGAACGATGCCGCTAGACCACGATGATCGAATCCGGGTCTTTACAAACATTATTCATCAACCGACTGGCCAATTTATGGGTAGCTTCTGTGATGTGTTTTTGGCTAAGAAAAATGCTCACGGCGTTGGCGCATGTATAACCTACGGAAGACGTTACAGTCTTTGTGCTTTACTTGGGATTGTTGCTGACGAGGATGATGATGGGAATGAAAGTATTGCTAAAACAAAAACAGATGGAGACGTAGACCTATGAGTGAAAAAAGCGATGACAGAAAACAAGTAACCCTGGGTGGACTTTGGACAAAGGAAACAAAAAACGGAGACAAGTATCTCTCTGGTAAGTTTAACTTTTGTTACCTAAACATTTTTAGAAACAACTATAAGAAAAAAGACACTGACCCTGATTGGGTGATGATGTTGTCTCAACCAGAAAAAAAACAAGACTCAAAACCTGCTGAAAAAAAACAAGAAAGTTTCGATTCAGATGGTATTATGATGTAATGAATGATGTTTGCTCGACATGTGGTGGGACAGGCGAAATAGAGACTTGGTCCGATGGACTGGATCACGTCCCTTTCGTTAAATCCCTATTTGTCCCGTGCCCCCATTGCCGCAACGGGTTATCATACGGCAAAATCTACACAAAATTGATCACTGGTGACGCAGACGCTAAGAAAGCATTAGATGCCGCTGTAAGCGCTATAGAAAACTATCCCAATCCTGATCGACCGAAGCGCCGTCAAAAGGGCTGACAGACCCCTTAAAATCAGTCTGAGGTGGTTTCTGTGACCTATCGCTGCCCCGCTTTTTAGTCTCAAGCTCTAAATCTAGCTTTTTGAACTCCGCCTCGATGTTGGCGACGCACTGGTTCGTAACCTCCTCTGGGATCTCGACTGGCTCAGATCCAAACCGGTCTAAAATTTTGTCTTGAATTGAGTAAGATTTACCACAACACAGTTTGAATTGTTCAATACAGATTGTTGCAATATGCAAAAACGCTTCGCCGGTTAATTTCTCTAGCTCAATGTTCTTCGGATCTTTTGCAACAAGTGCAATGGCTCGGTCGTAGTTGTTAAAAGCATGGGTCCAAATGTTGTTGTGGCTCTTGTCCGCCCACTCAATCACCCCGCTGGTATAAATTTGTTTTACTCCATCCAGTATGTTTTGACTTTGCATAAAAATGTCCTTTCGCAAACCCTTCACGTTCGTCGTACCTAACACCGTTTTCAGTTTTAAAATAAATCTTTGAACCAACAGCTCGCCCGCGTCGTCGCATCTTTGCAATCATCAACTCACGATCACCTGGTTGTGCAAGTCCAGAGTCAAGCGCTTCTTGCGAAACACGGTTCCACAAGAAAATATTCGCAGACTCCTGTACGGCTGTACTTGATCCCTTCACGTCAAACTCTGATTCAACACGACCACTGATTGTTTTTTTTGGGTGCATGATCATAATCAAGTGAATCGGAACTTCTTTGCAGAACATAATTAAATCATGAATGACTTTGTCCATCTCTTGAACTGCTTTATTCGCACTGACCACTTCCAAAAAGAAATTAAGATTGTCGATGATAGCAACGCGGACACCATTTGTTTCTTGCATGAATCTAAGTTCATCCATCAGCGTTTCTGGTTTGAATCGGTCTTCGTATTTCGATAACCAAAGCGGGGCGTTTTTTAACTTCGTTTCGTTCTCAGTAAAAAATTTTTCAACTTTTTTTTCATCAACGAGGTCTCCGGTGTTCCAATCATGATCATCCATAACAGAAATAATTCTTCGACCATAATCAACTGGGCCTGTCTCAACGCTTGCAACAAAGTGCGGAACGTTGTCTTTAACAAAGCATTCCGAAAGGTTGCTTACGAAAGTTGTTTTACCAACTCCCGTTGCTCCACACAAAATTGAAAACTCGTTTGGTCTAAATCCACCCGTTGCCTTTTGAAGTAACTTAAAACGCGTGACGTTTGCAGCAGGTTGAATTGTTAAGACACTGTTAGTGATGTCAGGTATTAAGTATCTAAGCTTTATTGAATCGCGCGACATAGGACTTCCTACAAATCATCGATCGTTCCTGCAACCAAAGAATTTGAGTTCGCGGAATTAGATTTTCCCCAATCAGGCTCCAAAACATCTTTCCAGATTTGTTTACTCATGAACGTGTCAAACTGCGGGATGTACTTTGGCTCGGTGGCGGCGGCGCGGTGGAATGCGGCGAATTGAAGAGTTGCCTGGCTTAGCTTTTCAAGATCATCGAGGGAAGAGATCTGGGCCTTGGCCAATTTGAGGCCTCTCTGCTTTCCAACCTTCCGAGGGTAATCTTGATAGATAAGCTCAAGATCACTGAATGTAATCCGAACTTTTTCCCTTTGGTGAAGTTGACTGTCTTGCTCAAGAGTTTGAGCATATATCAATCTATCTATCCCTCTATCTAGGGCCAGATCCGTACGCTCCGTATCGTTTAAACACGTTTCAACACGTTCAAACACGTTTTCTTTGTAACTAACCGTAATCATTGAGTTGGATTTTAGCTTTTTTATGCAATTCTCAATTGTTGCTGTTTTTGACTTAATAAAATCTGAAAAGTACTCATACTTGATGATAATTGTCGATGATCGCTTGTGATGAGCATAACTGATCAAGCAAATGGCCACATATCGCTCGGCGTCAGTGAGTCCCCAAAAACCGTCTGAGGTAAACCAAAGGTTCGTGAGCTTGAACCATTTAGCATTAGCAACGTCCGCTCTTGCCTTGTAGTCGTCTAAATTATTGATCGTAATGGTGATGCTATCGTCGTGCATTATTCCTCCGTTGTTTATTGCGTCACAGCGGAGAGTATGAGATTGTTTCCCCGCTGTTTTCTCGTGGGTAAAGCCACGTTTTTTAAAGCTATCAAAGTTCATTAGTTTGTTACCTAGGGCCTGGCTAATCGTCAAGCTCTAGGTAATGATGAAACCGCATGAGCCTTAACGAAGCCCGCCCCTTGTCAGCAGAAGAATTCGATAGCATTGAGATTGAAGGATTCCCAATCCCACCATCGGCAAACCATCTTTATTCAACCTTTGTTAGAAACGGAAAGATCATTCGCGTCTCATCAAAAGAATATGCCCATTACAAAAGAGAGTGTGAAAAGTACTTTCTTTATAGAGTTCAAGAGTTTGATTTCGCAAGACAGTTCATGCAAGACCAAGTCAAAAAGCACATGGTGTTTCATGTTAAGAGAACTTTTTTTTTAGACTACTCAAAGATTTACACCAAGAAACAAACAGTAAAAAAGTATGACGTGACCAATCGAATTAAGGCGTTAGACGATCGGGTGTTTGACCACCTTGGTGTGGACGATAGTTATATCTTTAGCGGAGAAGAAATAAAAATTCAGTCACACAGAAACGAAGTAGATATTGAAATAACAGCGGTTGACCCAGTTGTTTATCTCGAGCAAAAATAAGTATGGCCTCGGTAGCCATAGGGTTGTGGCAACACTTACAGACTAGCTGGATGCTGACAGTAATTGTTTCTTGGGTTCGACTCCTGCCGGGGCCACCCAAGTGGTAGGATTTACAAAGGGGGAATTTATGAAACAATGTGCATGGGTTGCGTTTTCGGTTTCATTAGGATTACTTGCTTTTTACTTAATTGGTCATATGTTGAAGTAACAGATATCATTGGTGGTTTTGTTTACGGGATCACTTATCTACTGAACTCTGGCGGGACACACAAACTCGATTCACATTCAAAGTTTGTCTGCTGGGATATGCATCAGTGGAGAGCGTCTAACGATCACTTCATCTTTAACCCCTATAAAGAGGTTAAACCTAGGATGCTTTATTGCTAAAGATTGATTGTTTAAAAAAAGAATGATAGCAACGCGTCATGAAGGTGTTACGTAAAAAGGATATAATGGAGAAACTCTCAATTTCAAGATCGCTATTTGAAAAGCTACGAAATACAGATGATTTTACAAATGAAATCCAATTGTCCGAGAGGTGCATCGGATGGATGGAATCCGACATTGAAGACTGGATGAAAAGATTACCAAGAGGAGAATAAATACTATCTAAGGTTTAAAAAACCGTCTGTTTAATCCTGGAATTCCTTCGTCTAGATGGACCCAGTTTGAACCAGGTAAGTTCTCCATTCGGATATCAAACTCTTCTAACTTAGGTTCTAGCTTCTCTCTTATATGATCCGCGCTAAGACCAAGGATTTGAAAATCAATTGCTTTGCCTTTGGTGTGATAAGAAGACTGCGAGCCGCCAATTGTATCATTATAAATCGGGGGACGGATCCCACTCGTGACAATCATTGGCTTATTTAAGAAACTTCGTACCTCTTGAACCTTCAAAATAAACAACATCATGTTCTCGTATTGCGATTGAGATGGAAAAGCATAGATGCGCCATTGCGCTAGCCAAAGAACTTCGGCCCACCTAAAATTATCGGACAATGAAACGTTTAAATCTATATTCATCACTTAATTATTGACTAATAACATATAAGACTCAAAACTTTTAGTACGTGACAAGAAACAAATTTGTCAAGGATGCTAAGAGTTACTTGATCCTAGGCGATGTACACGCACCATGGCAAAACGACAAGGTAGTCGCCGCATTTCTCGAAAGGCTTCAAAGTCGGAAATGGGATTACGTGGTTCAAGTCGGAGATTTATACGACTACTTTAGTGCTTCAAAGTACGCCCGTACGCATGACCTTTGCACTCCCGAAGAAGAAGTAAGAGAAGGCCGGGAATGGGCCGTAAACTTTTGGAAAGCCGTTCAACGGATGCAGCGTAAAGCCACTTGTATTCAACTACTTGGAAATCACGATGAACGCCCACTGAAGAGAGTCCTAGAAAAGTCACCCGAACTTTATACATTCTTTGACTTCAAATCTCCCTTTCAATTCGCAAACGTAAAGATTGTCCAAGCAAGGGAAGAGTTAGTTTTAAACAACATAGTTTTTTGCCATGGTTGGTATGGAAAACTAGGTCAGCACATGAGTTACTTTAATAAATCCGTTATCTACGGACACACCCATAAAGGCGGCATAGTTTTCCAACCTAAATCTTATTCAAAGGAAGTTTTGTTTGAGATGGATGTAGGCACTGTCTTAGACTTCAAAGCAGTTCCTGCTAAGTATGGAATGAGTACTGTGACTAAGTGGACTCATGTTTGGGGCGAGATTGATGAGTACGGCCCTAGGTTTGTTCCTTATCTGAAGTGATCATCTCTTCACTCCTTAATTATTCTTCGGGCCAGTCGCGACTCTGGCTATGTTGGATATTATTCTGACCTCAATCCAACAGGCCCAATTTGCGTGTCTCCAGTGATCACTTAATTAAGATTCCCAGCTCAAAATTGAGCCAGCATCACAGCTTCCCACGACGCCGCAGAAAAAAAAACGGGGTGATCAGCCATCGAAACCAATCACCCCTAATACGCTCAACTTAAAAGAACCGCATCAAGGAGTCTCTTGAACTAACTAAATATGAAACTTCACCCCATTGGGCAATAATAATTTTTACAATCCAAAAGTAATAATGTTAACGTTATTGAACAATAAGAAGGAGGTAGTGTATGGCTACTGCAAAAAAACAAACATTAGAAGTATTCGATAAACATTCCGTCGCATTTCAACATCACTTATTCAAGGCAAAGGTAGCGAGTTTTAAGAAGAACGTTTCTTACACTCAAAGAAACCCGATGATTGTCACCGTTGACCATGGTCATCATTACCACTCAGTGGATAAAAAAGGCCGAGAACAAGTCAAGACCACTGCAACAGCAGGTCACTTCCACATGGTTACCCTTGTTGAAAAAGACGGCAAGATGCAGATCGAATGTGGTCCAGCAGTAAGAGAAGTTTACAGCGGCAAGCAACGTGGCGGTCAGCCAAAAAGAGTGATCGAGCCTGTTACTTATGCAACAGAAGACTCTGACAGACCTGTTCTAGACGACCACATACACGAGATGGAATACCTAGGCTCCGAGACACTCAGCTTGAAAGACCAAAACAAGAATGAGCAAGCTCTGAAGATGATTCAATCCGCTCCAACTCCTAGTAAGCAATCTGGCATATCTGAGAGTTAGACATGCAATCCCACGTCACTGAGGTATTCACCAAAGCGATTAAGCATTTGTACCCAAACGACCCAACCATGCAACGCTTCTTGCTCAACCACGAGAGAAAGCCTCTTTGCATTGTTAGGATTTGTAAACAAATCAATAAAGCTTACAAGAAGGCACGAAAACAGATTCACCCAAAGGTATTTGACCGACTGGTTACTGATATTGCTAAACAATTTGCACACAATGCTAAACTAATGAGAGACCAACAAGATTTGTCCGACTTGGAGAAGAGAAGCATTGAGCAAAATCAAACTATATTTCAAAAGGTTCAAGAAAAGGGTCAGGAAAGCGTACAAGCAGAAGCTGAGGCCAAAGCTGAGGAAGATGGGCTCATTATTACCAAGGTCCCAAAA